ATATCCATGCGGTCGATGTCGTGCAACGTTTTCCCGTGAATCAGATCATATATTCCATGGTATTCCGGTTTATCAAACGCCCCCAAAGATTGAAATTCGCTTTTCATGTTATCGTCGGCGGCGAATCCTTTGTAAAAGTTGTCTCCGCCTTTCATGGCGTGGACAACGCGATGCGCCAATGAGACGTTTTGAAACCAATCTTTCTGTGGCGACAATGCAGCCAAAGCGCCAGCAGCAGAATGTAGAGGGATATTGTAACGCTTGGCCCAATCTTGGGCAATTTTGTTGGCTCCATCATACCAGAGACGGCTGCGGTTTCGCGTTTCTTCTGGAACTTGATCGTGAAGAGAAAGCAAGTTGTCCACGACATGGTTGATAAAATGATCAGCAACTTGATCCGTGCTGCCGTGAGCAGCTACATGCGCAGGCATATTTGGGTAGTCTCTTAGCAAATTTACGTTTTTTTCATAAAGTTTTGGCGTTTCTTGCAGCGCGGCCAAATTAACTAAAGGACGGTCGGTTGCTTCGGCAGGGCCAGCTTTTTTTGAAGTAACAAGACGCTGCGGTATCCAAGCGGGATGATCAGCGGGAGCATTGTTGCCCGGCATTCCACCGTCTGCAAACCCTTCAACCCCTCCCCCCCTCTTATACCGCCGCTTGATATCAATGACGCTGGGGTCAAAGATGACATGGTTGTGCGTGGGGGTGTTGGTTGGACCACGGCTAGTAGCGTCAAGGTAACGGATGCCGGGAATGCCCATTCCTTGTAGTTTGGTAGCAACCGCTTCCGGTTTGTGTTTGCCCCCAAAAGCATCATGCAAATCTTTGCCTGTCGCCTTAGAAGGATCGGCAAACAACCTTTGCATGACAATTTCAGGGTCACCAATGTGGTGATCTATCCTATCAAGGACATGCCGCTGCTCACTCAGCGGTTTATCCCAATCCAAAAAATGCTCCGGGTTGGCGTTTACGCGGACGTGGTAAAGATACCCAGGTGTTGCTTCTTTTATGTCACCCCGGCGTATCATTTTCATTGCTTTTGCAGCATCTCCTCTTTCTGCGTGTTGTTTAAGATACAACAAGCGGTCGCGTCCTTTATTATAGTTACTTGTGCTCAACAAAGCGCGAGCGGCGGCTTGTTCCGCTTGATTTTCCAGTGCATCGGGGTGAAATCGAATGGGCTGCCCCCATTCGTCGTCATCGCCCGCCGGAAAAACAACTTGTGAAGAATCCCCAGAAAGTCTTTTGCGATATCCTTGAGCAATGCCTTCATCGCCTGCAAAATACATCCCGTGACCATATGCTTGGGCACCTTCGCCGCGACCGACGTGAGCGAGGTCAAATTGATCAAATCCATGCGGCGTGCCGTGGAAGGCATCAAAGCCAGTTTCATCGGTGGGTTCAACTTCGCCGCCACCCGCAAGCGCTTGCACATGCACCCCCGGCACCATCGAAGCCGGATGCACCCGCTCGCCCTCATCCTTGCCCGGCATCGGCCCGATGGTCCGCGATAGGCCCTTAGCAACAAGAACAGCGCGGCGGATGGCTTTTGCGGGGTCGTCGATCATTGCTTGCGCCCTTTACCGCCAAACCCCGGCCCCTCGGCCTTCTTAACAAACGGTTGCGCCACCGCCGCATTCTCAGGGTGCAGCACTAGATCCCGCGCCATTTCAAGAAGCTGAACTTTTTCGCGGCTTTCGCGGTCGGCGGCGCGGTTCCTGTCCTCTTGCGCCACATCAGCGCCCTGGACGCTCAACTGTTGCTGCTTGGATTGCGCGTCCATCAAGCGCGCCCGCGCCGTTATCATGTCTGCTTCCGTGTCTGCCGGCGGCGGTTCGCCACGGTTCATCTGGGCAATCTCGGCCTGCGTGCGCCCGGCGTCGATTTGCACCTGGGTTTGCTTTGTCTGCGCGTCCATCATTTTGGCCTGAGCCAGCAACTTGTCTACTTCGGTATCTACCTGCTTTTCTGCGCCAGTCGGGCCAGCTTGGACCTGGGCGCCAAGGTGCTGCGCTTCCGCCTGAGCCTTGGCGGCGGTGGCCTGCGCCACCATTGTCTTGGCGTCGGCCTCCTGCTTTTTGATTTGAAGCGTTGCAATGGCCTGCTGCATTTCCGGCGAAGGAACGCTTTGCGCTTCGGGCGGCGCCATAAACTGTTCGGGGTTCGACCACCCAAGCGCCTGCAAAGCCGCTTTGTCGATGGCGATAGCATTGTAGAGCGCAGGCTGGGCGGCTTGAAGCTGCTTAAGCATGGCGATCTTCATGATGCGCTGCCCATGCGAGGCGGTGTTCGGATCGGCCTGAGGAACCAACTCAACCGCATTCAGGGCCTTCAGAAACGTCTGCTCATCCCAATCGTTGGCCGGGCGGCGATTGCGTTCCCAGAAGCTTTCGGGGTGTTCTTTGAAGCAATTTACCAGCAGCGCAATCTCCTGCGCCTGGGCCGCGTGCATACGCTTGTGAACGGCGTTGAGCACTTTGGTGGCCTGCTCGATCTGCGCCAACGTGGTGCCCACAGGGGCGTCTGCACGGCCCTCGCCAACCTGCTGTTCAGATGTTCCGCCAATCCGCATGCCGGTCTCAGCCATGTCTGTCACAAGCGCCATCAGGGCCTGCGACGGTTCTTTGTAGGGCAGCGGCATAATGGCCTGATTGATCGGCATGCCGCCCGTCTTGACCGGCGCGCCGCCGCCCGGCGGAACGCGAAAGATATTGGTGTTCTGCCGCGCGCCCGTATCGGCAAACAGAAAGCCGGGGAAATTGGAATACATGCCCGCATCAAGCAATTCGCGCCACGCCGCCGTAATGGCGTTTGTGGTGTTGCCAAGGATGTGCAGCAGTCCAATGTCATAAAAGCCAAGACCAGGAACAAACGTATATTTGACAAACGTAATCCGTGCTTCTGGTAGTTCTTTGGTTTCTTCGTCGTAATTGCGAACAATGCTTAGGATTTGCTTTGAAGACACGTCAATGGTCACGCGGTAAGGTATCTCGAGGCCGCTGTGCGCCCCCTTGTGCCTGTGCTCAAAGCCCGCAATGTCAAGTTCGCAGTAGCATTCGTATATCTCGCGGTCACGGTCCTGCGGTCGCCGGGCTTCGTTTGAAATGCCCTGCTGGGCGTTTTTGATTTCTTTGACGGCATCAGTCTTGGGCTGATGGGCTTGCGAAAGATCGAGGTCACGATAAACGCCCAGAATCTGCATGCGCTTGACCGTGCTGGCGCGCATCATAATGCGATGCGTGACGCGCTTGGCGTTCTGCAAATCCGTTGCGGCTTGGTTTACAATCAGGTCATCTGCGTCAACCGATTCGCTGGCCGGGCGGTTTCGCAGGGGGCAATAGTAAACCTTTTTGAAGGCCGTGCCGCCAAAGCCCAGCAGCAACAGCATCCGGTCGGTGTCCGGGTAATACTCCGTCGCCGTGGAAGTCAAAAAATGGTTGAGATCTTTCTCAAGCGCATCGGCCAAGCGGTCTTCTTCAACCAGCGTGCCGTTGCCGTCGTCCCGGATCTTCACCGGCCCATCAGTCGGCAGGAGTTCGCTTCGCGCATTGGCCTGAAAGCGCAGCACAGCCTCCAGCAAGAGCGGGTGACGCACTCGGCTCATGCCCTCTACCGGCGCGCCGTCTGTGGCGCCCTGGAGCCCTGGCAACTCAATTTTGAGGCCCATAAGCTTGATGCCCTGGGCGCGGTCTTCGATCCATTCCTCGCGCGTTTCTCGGTCGTCTTCCACGCCGCGCAACAGGTCTTCAGCGATGCGGGCCAACTCGGCCTCGTCAACGTCCTCGGCTAGGTTATCAAACCAGCCAGACGGGCCTTTGCGTTCCGGCTCATCGAGGGGCTTGCCGTTAAGCGAAACCGTAACGCCGCCGTCGCCGTGGTCGATGCGGATTACCGCGCCCGCGTCGTCGTATTCCGCCGTGTCGCCGTTGTCCTCGTCGTCATCGCTGTCGCCGTGGCCCATGACAACGGAAACCGGGCCCGGGCCTTGCTTGGGCTCTGGCGGTTGAAGACGAACGTTGGGCACAAGGCCGGGAACCAGCGGCATATTTAACCCTCTGCGACTTCATCGACAAAACGGCGCAAGCCCTCTTGCGCGGCGACATTATCATCGACGGCTTCTATAGTATAGGTCCGAATGATGTCGCTGCGGTCTACATCCCAGACAGTAACTTTCCAGAAGCGCCCGCAAATGAAGTCTACGATTGCGTTTGCTTTAGTGCGAATGCCGAGGTTTATCATGACGGATACAATGCTGCTGGTGGGGCGCCTCGATGTTGGCGCATGTCCTCGATTTCCGCGAGGCGTTCGGGGGCGCGTATAAGCAAGCCCAGGTCGCGCATGTGACGCAAGGCCATTGATACGGTATCAACGAGGTCGTCGTGCTTGGCCTTGGGGAACATCGCGCATTGCGTGATCACCATGTCCGCCCACGCCCGGTCGGGCGAGTAAACGTAGCCTTCGGCAAACAGGTGTTGAATGGAGTGCAGGCGCGCCAGCTTGTCAATTGATTTGGGGTCAACGAGGCGAACCGACCAGTCTTCGTGCGCGTAGAGCCGCCGCAGTTCTTGCGCCACTGAAATACCTGCAGCCTTGTTTTCGATCAGCAGCACGTCGATCTTCATCTTCTTGCACGATTCGGCCACTTTGATAACGAGTTCATTGAGCGGAAGCCTTTCCTGCCACGCCGACGTCATCATCGCGCGCGGCACGCTCTCGCCTGCAAGGCCGTCGCCTAGGTCAATGCCGGCCTTCTGCGGCTTGCCGTAGCGATCCACGCGCCGGGTGGATTGCGTGTCCACGCGCTCGCCAAACAGGCCCCAGGTGGTCATGGCGCTGAAGTCGTTTTCTTGTTTGATTGTGTAAGCGGTATCGAGGGAACCAATAGTGATGTCGAACGGCGGAAACACGTCTTCGGGCCATAACTGCCAATACTCGCGCTTGATTACGCCGCCGCCGTCAGGCTCGGGCCTCTGCTGCAATTGACCGGCGGCCGCGTAGGGGCCGAGGGTTTTCTCGAGCAGCTTGACTTCGAGTTCCCCGAACCGCTCGGGCCACAGCAGTTCGCCCGGCTCTGTGCGTGGATCCTGCCACGTGAGGGCCTCGCCGTCCTCGGTCATGTGCGACGGCATCAACGTGGTTCGGAACGCCCTGTCGGCCTCGAAACGCATGGGCAGGCAAAGATGCACCCAGTCGCCTGCGCTGCGGGACAGTAGGTGGCCACTGATGTCCCCTTCGCTCAAGCGCTGGGCAATCACGATACGGCAGCCGGTCTTGGGGTCATTGAGCCGGTTAAACCAAGCCCTATCCCACCACAACGCGGTTGACTCAATAATCGCCTCGCTGTTGGCTTCGCTTGAGTTGTTTAGATCATCACCAATCAAGTATGATCCGCCAAGGCCTGTAGTTGAGCCGCCAACTGACGTAGTATTGCGAATGCCGTTTTTGTCGTTTTGGAATCTTGTCTTGGTGTTCATGTCACCAACCAGTTTAAAACGACTGCCCCACCGCGCCTGATACCACTCGGATTGTATAAGCGTGCGGCACTTAACGCTGTCTTGCAGGGCCAGCGGCATCGCGTAACCCGCGTGTAGGAACTGCGCGCCAGGGCCGGACAGCGGCGATATGTTGCGCTGCGCCCAAACCCATGCCGGGAACATAACATTGCACAATGAAGACTTGCTGAAGCGCGGCGGGATATTAATCAATAGGTTGCGAATGCCGCCATCGGCGCAGGCTTCCAGGTGCTCGCAAACCGCTTGGATTGCGTAGCCACCGCCGACGAACGTTGCGCTGTCGACGGTTGGCCACGCCTCGGCGCAAAAATCGTATAAGCTCATTTCCAGGTCAACGCGGTCAAGTTCAAGCAGCGTGGCATCCCTGTCTATAGTCGCGCCGCCGATCTTGATTAACACGTCAGCCCTTTGTCGCCAGCAGCACCGCTCGCAGGGCATCACGCTGCTCAGGCGTCAGCGTCGAGGCGTCGAGGGTCGTTACGTCCTTGACTTCAATAGCGCCGCCTTCGGGGCCGGAAACCTCGGTTTTCTTGATCTCCATGTAGTCGTGCCGGAAGCGGGAACTCATGAACAGCTTGTAGATTGCGCTGTTGAAGCCGGGCGTTCCAATATTGTCTTCGCCCTTCTGCTCCCAATAATCCTGAGCAAAAGTGACCGATTTTTCCATGGCTGTCGAAAAATCAGGATACAACTTTGCCCAATCGTATAGCAATTGCCTGGAAACGCCTAAAAAAGAGGCAATTGCGGCAGGGCTTTTGCCCTGTTTGCCTAATTCTATAGCAACTTCGCAATACTCAGGACGATAGGACGAAGGCCGCCCCATAACGGCCTTTTCTTTGACCGGCGCCGCCTTCGCCTTGGGCTTCGCCGCCGCCTTTGGTTTGATAGCCATAATTACCTCACAAAATCCGGTGGATATTGCACCATATAGCGCAACACCCACCGGATTGCGAGGGCGGCGTTACAACGCCCGCTCAAAGCCCCCTGACGTCACCAAGGGCGTTGTATAGCCGTCACCGCCAGCGCCCGAGGCCATGACCTTGCCAAGTGGCGTCGTCTCAAAGCGCGTGAGTTCCTGGCGGTAAAGTTCAAGCAGGCACCGGGCCTCGCGGGCTTCGTCGGCCTCAAGTTTGCGCTCGGCCACCAGCTTCCGCAGGATTTTGACGTCGTAGCCCGCGCTCTTGGCCTCGGTGTAGATGTCCTTGATGTCGTCGCCCAGGAGTTTGCGCTCCTCCTCCAAGCGCTCGATGCGGCCCACGATGCCGGGCAGGCGGCTGTTCGGCGGTAAGTCCATGATTTCATTTCCTTCGGCTTGATGCCTAAGAAATTTTGCCAAAAAACGCTTCGCTACGCAAGAACCCCCTTTACGGGCGAAATCTCTTCGTTTATGGTCTGTCTTATCGAAACGCCTACCACCGAATGGAACATGTAACATGACCCTCACCATCACCATCCCCGCCGCCGCCGTTTCCGCCCGCGCCACTTACGTGGCCCACGTCCTCGAAGCCGGCCACCGCCCCGGCGTGCTGTCGGGCGCGGAACTGCGCGGCAAGGCCCGCAGGTATGCTGGCAGCTACTGCCGCTCGCGCGACAAGGCCGCCGCGCTCGCCGCCGCGTATGGCGTCGAGATAAACCTTGTTCTCGGCGACAACCGCCGCTGGACCCGCGTCTGGACGGTCGATGGCGCCCCCGTCCGCATCACCCTCGCCGCCGTCTGAGGAGAAAAAAAAATGACCATCTTTGTGAACACCACCGTCACCCGCCTCGGCGACAAATATGACGTTGCCGTCGAATGCGAGTATGAGGCCAATCACGTGGGCGATATCGACGTCTACTTCCTTGGCGCCGAGTGGGACGGCTGGCCCGTCACTGGCCCCGACGATGCCCCGGGCGTGCTGACCAGCTTGGAATGCGCGGACCTCAAGCTGTGGGTTGAGCGTGGCGCGGGCTACGATCTGGCCTACGAACTGGCGCTCGAATGCCAAGCGGATTGCCGGGTGTGACCGTGGAAAAGCACCGCATTGACGCAAACAAGATCCACCGCACCCTGGCATCCTGCCTCACCGGTAATCTGATCACCTGGATAGAGGGCGTGGCCAGGGCGCGCCCCTTGACCGCCTGGGGAGACGTTCAGGTTGACATGGGCTTGCTTGTCCTATGGGAGCGGCTTCCCGTGATGGCATTCCAGGAGATCAGCGAACGGATTGACGATCTGATGCAAGGCGCGTAATTTCCGCCTGCCGCCCTTCGGGGCTGGTGTCTCCTCTCAAACTCCCCCCAGCGCTTCGGCCTGGGGGATTTTTTTTGAGAAACTTTACTTTCCCTGTTTACACGCGAAATGCTTTCGCTTATACGTTATCTCGCGCCCCACGGTGGGGCACAGAAGACCTTATGGAGAATGCATCATGTCGAACACCGCCCCCCTCGTTGCCGCCTTCCTGGCCGCCAAGGCCGCTGCCGACGCCGCCAACGCCGTCCTCGATGCCGCCAAGGCCGCCATCCTCGAAACCGGCCTCGAAATCCTCACTGACGGC